AATTCTCAACTTCAGCTGGGGCAATACCTCCTACATTCATATAGAAGATTCTTTTTTCAGGAGCTCTAACAATTCTATGTACTAACATTGCGTCTTCCATCATAGTATATTGTTTAAATAATTTCCTAGCAGGTTCTAAGTATGATCGACCGTACGGTAGGTAGTTAACGTCTGTTAATAACCTAAAGTGGGCCATTTCGTAGTTATCGAAGTATACTGCTTTCGTATCATTAGAGTTTGGAGTGCTATAGTATCCGTAACTTTCTCCTGATAGTCCTCCTTCATTATACCTAAATCTAGTAGACATTGGGTGTTCTTTATCGTAACCGTCTTGTCTCTCTATATGAAATGCTGTGAAAGGAATTACGTTATATACTCCGTACTTATCAGAGATTTCTAATTTTAGGAAGAAGTCTCCATATTTACATGCGTTTCTTATCCACCAGGCTAAGTTAAATTCTATGTTTAGTACATCGTAAAATAGATTGTAAAGTATTTTTTGTATATTCTCATCTGCTGATTTTATATGTAATACTTCTCCTAGGTCGTTTTTTAAGGTAGCTTCTTCAGATATTATATCTAAGGTAGATGCTATTATAGCGTCTGTGTCCATGATATCGTACTCTGAGTATAGTTGTGTTCTTAATGTTTGGTAGTTATACGCTTGTTGATTACCGTACATTGATGAAGGGCTAGTAGAGTGTATACTTGAGTACTTATCTTGAAATGAGTTATTTTCAAGATTACCAGCCATCTGGATCTGGTTAACGTCTGCTATTTTAAGCTGATCTCCTCCAACATTTCTAATGATAACATCTGTGGAGAATAATCTTTTGAGTCTGTTTAATATACTTTTGTCTGCCATTAATTTATAATATAGTTATAAATATCAGAAAAAGCTACTTATATCATTTATAGATCCAAGACATGTCTTCGAACCCTCCTTTACCGTTGTCTATCTGTGTAGGGTTGTTGGCGCTTTGAGGAGTATAGATTATGTCTGGGTTATTATTAGTGGTAGTAATGTTCTCCCATACACTTCTTACGATGTTAGCGTTTCCAGTCTGTATTCTAAAGGCTGATTCTCTTACATACATCGCTATTGCCCAAGACATTGTTAAATCATCGTTATAACCTCCTTGAGCTTCTGCTCTATTGTTTCTCCATATAAAGACTTTTAGTTCATCAAGCATTCTCTTTGAATGTATTATCGCTGACTTGTCATTAATAGATTCTTGTAGTTTTGCTATTATAAGAGGCCTTGTCTTTAACGTGTTGGAAAAGCCTGGGGTCATATTAGTATTTAGCCCGTGGGGGTCGAAGTAACTTTCTGAGGTAACATTACCAGACTTTGGAGAATGGTATAGATTAGTATAACCTCGTTCTTGTACTGTTTCGATAGTAGACCATCCTATGTTTGCATTCTCTACTACTAACAGTGCGTTGTTATACTCTGTCGATATTCCGACTAATAGGTGGGCAAACTCTTTAGGGGGGAGTTGTCCTTTGTATTCTCCAACCTGGCTACACGTTTCTATATCTATTATATGAAAAGCGGAGAAATCCTTTCCGTCTCCTCGAGCTACGTCTGCTACTACCATGTAGTTTCTGGAATAGTCTACAGGTTCCCATATCCACAGGTTTCTATCCACCCCTCTTCTCTCTACAGGATCTTTTCTATAGGTCTCTTCATAAAATTCTATAAGGTCGCCGTATATTACCGTATCTCCAGAGGTAGAGAATGTAACATCACACTCCTGTGCTGCTAACCTTGGATCTCCTAATTGAGCATCTTGTGAATCTCTCCAGGTTTGGTCTCTTTCCGGGTGTACGAACCACGGTAACTTGATAGGTAAGAATGCATTTTCTCCTGTCTCCGCTGCACACCAGGTCTTATGGAACCAATTACCTGTACCGAAAGGGGTTTGGTGTCCTACCATACCGTTGTATATTACAGAATGACACCATTCCCCTTCTGTTTTAATGTTATCCGGTAGAGAAAAGTCATACGTCTCAGAAACCCCTTCTGTGATCTCCTTAATAATGTTCCACCGTATTCTATCATCTAGTATATTGTCCCAGTGAGTTAGCTCCTCCTCGTTTAATAAATGTTTCCATTTACTAAAAACGACCTTTACGGTTGCCCTTGAACAATGAATAGTTTTCCTACTCCTAGTTCTATTTAAGATGTTGCTAAGTGACTTCTCAGATTCCTTTATAAAACTGTACTGTGAGAGTTCTGAGCGGTCATATAGCAATTTTATGAGGTTATCTCCTGCCGGTATTAAGTCTAAGGTGGATTTCCTAGTTTGTTTTTTATAGTTATGTACTGATGTCTTTAAATTTAATTGCTTCCTGTCTATGCGGAATCCAATGTGCTTATGAAAAATCTCTAAACCTTCACCGGTTATCTCTAAAATATAACAGTCGTGTTTATGTTTATTCCATTCGAAGGCCCATTCACAACCCTGCTCTCGTTTTGAAGCGACATATGCGTTACTATGCAGTGCTGTCCTCACATAGACTCTACTATATACTCCGAAGTTTAAGAGTATGCTACGTAAACCCTCCACTAGGTCTTTAGAGATACTTGCATAAGTCACTAATCCTTTTACAGTAGCACACCCGTCCCCGTCAAACATTCCTTGAACCACGGCAGCTATATTCTTCTCCGACATCGAAAGTATCTTCTTAGGAAGGAACTTAGTTAGCGCTGTATGTTCGCCTAGTTCAAAACCTACTTTATTAAAAATATCCACTAAAGAGGTAGAACAGAGCCTTTTAGCCAATCTCCCATCGGTTCTGCTGTAATATAGGTCTAACTTATTAAGTTCTCTATCTATATCTTGATCATCCCCGCAGGTGATGTCTATTGTAGTTGTTCCGTTAGAACTGCCCTCTGCTAGGTAGAGGCCGAAAAGGTAACTAAGGTCCGGGGTGATTTCCTCTGTGTTGAAGTTTAATTTTTTTCTATTCTTAGCAATATTTTGGTAGTTTAGAGTATCGTTATTTCCCCAAATACGGTGCCCCCCCTGCACTGCTACAAAGTCTCCTACCTTCAGGGTCTCTAGTTTATTCCACCCGTAGGTATTACCGGAGAAGGTGTATAGTTTATGGTTTTCTGAACCTTCTAGTTGTGCATTTTTAGAATGTATCTTCAAGGTGGGGACAGTGCCGTTTCGGTAGAATTGATGCCCTTCTCTAATTTTACCTTTTCCTAGTATGTGGTAAGGTTTAACTGTATTAAAGCCGGGTTCTTGCTTCTCCGTTATAAAATCCTTTACCTGCTTAATGCCTTCAGAGGTAGTTACATAAGTATCTCCTACTACACATGACAATACTATAGCTCCTCCACCTGTTGCAAGTGTCTGTTGAGCAGACGCCCATGTTTCAGCTATATTATCTATAAATGCTGCCTCGTCAATTATCAGTAACGATACTGCTTCCGATCTAGCGGCGTCTGCGTTAGAGGATTTAGCTGTTATCTTAGATCCGTTAACTAGTCTTAAACTTAACTTATTCTTCTCTGCGGACCCTACTCGTAACCAGGTAGGTAGATTCTCGTACATAAACTGTACTTTAGTTACAAGGTTTCTAGCAGTAGCTTGTGTTGTTGCTAATGTAAGTATATTCTTATCTTTATGAAAAGTCATTAACCATAGTGAAAACCCTGCTGCTAGAGTTGATATTCCGAGCTGTCTTGACTTTAGTATTATAGAGTAGTCATTATCTTGGAAGTGGTTTAATGTAGTTTCTTGGAAGGGAAATAAGTGAAATAGTATTCTACCTCTTTGAGGGTGTTGTATATAGCAGTACTTTTTCATGAAATGTACTGGGTCTTTAGCACATTTTACGTATTCCTGTCTTATTACTTGTTTTAGTTCTTGACTCATTATAATAACTTTTTTACTTTTGTAGAAAGTGTACCCTACCCTTTACGTTTTACTTTATATCGTTCCAATCTACTGTAAGAGTGTTTGCTTTACTGCCGGGTTTAGGTATGACTGATATAGGAACTGTTCTAATTGTTATACCCCTACCTGTATATTTCTCCGGATCTTGTGAGGTAGCTTTTGATGAGTTTCTCTCGAACTGTATTATCGGCTGGTCTTTATCTTCAAAATCTTCAACGTTTAGGTATAAATTAGTAGCTTTTATAGTTAGAGTATTACCTTCGATAGAGAAGTCTGAATCACTGAATGTTCTTTGAATTATTTTTGAGTTGTCTGAACCGAAAGCCATTTCTTTAAGTCCTACACCGGGTACATTAGTGACGAATACTCGTCCGTACGGTAGGTTGTTCTTGGGGTTCATCATTCTAAGAACTCGTGGATTGTCTTCATCCGGTATTAATTTCAAATCGTCTCGTTCGCCTTTAAAAGCACCTCCTATAACTTTATGAAATACATCGCCGTGGGTTCTCATTGCAGAGGACCATCTAAACTGTCCGTCTTTTTTTATAGAGATTGGTAAGTCTGCACCTTTGGTTAGCAATAATATGTCTGCTTTCTTATTATCTCCAGTAGCTTTACCTACATCCTTAGCACCGGTTATACCTTCGTATTTTACCTCTACTCCATTACCTAATGCTTTTATTATAACAGTTAGTTCTCCTACCTCTGCAATGTACTCGTTAATTTTACTAACAACGATATATTCATTATCCAATCCAGCATTACCGGGGGAAGTTATATTTTTGTGTATAATCTCTACTCCTTCGAGTGTTCTAAACCCTCCGCCGCTTGATCCTCTAATGGTACCTTTTTCGTACCCTAAGTTAGCTAGTTCCTTAAATATATCTTGTCTCTTCCTATCGGTGAATATTATAATTCTATTCTTAGAGTGAGCAACTATCTCGCTATCTTCTAGATTAAGTTGTTTAATTAACTCTTTACCTACCTCTTGAGCTGTAGAGTTAAGGTATTCGAAGGGGTGTTTTCTTTCGTTTAGCTTAAACTCTTCACCTACTGCATTACTTAGTAATGTTTCTATTATTAGAATATCTTCTTCGTTACTAAGATCTGGATAACCTTTTTCACATCTGAAGGACCATTCTAGAAGTATTTTATCTATTGTATCCATTTTTTATTCTATGCGGGGGTTAATTCGTCAGGTAAGTCGTCTCCTGTAGGTATATCTTCTTCTGGGGAAGTATCGTCTCCCATATCACCTATATCACTTACTTCTTCTGAATCTATTATCTCTTCTTCTTCTACTGCGGTGGTAAACCTGAGGAGTTTTGATATTGCCTTTGCAGCCATTGTCTCTTCTCCGAGGTTTAGAAGGTAGTGCTTTTTACCGGAGACTTGTGCTACCCAAGATCTTCCTAAGTCGTAGAGGTAAAAAAACTCTTTATTCTTTAATACTACTCTATACGTCTTTGGAGAAGGAGCTACCCATTCTATATCTTCAGTGAACAGGTGGAAGTCAGGGGTCATCAGGTCGCTTAGTATTGGTATTAGTTCTGAATGTGTTTCTAATATTTTTATACCTGCGTACTTATTACTTCGTGTAGGTTTCAGTTTTGTAGTTACTACTTTCCTGATAAGGTTCCTAAGTATGTTCTTATTCATGTTTATAAATAGTCTTACTTTCTTAAGCTCTTGAGATATTCTATAGCTTCTTCTTTTTGTTTAGTTAATCCAGTGGAGGCGCCTTTAGACCAGTTTTCTAATTCCCCTGTTTCGGATATAAATCCATCATTAGTACTGTTTATAAGATCGTCTACCCACAGTTCGTAGTTGTCGATAGTGTTATCTATTTCAGAATTATGTATGGCATCTCTATAGCTTTCAAATTTACCTGTAATCTTTAGGTGTGTTTCGAACTTAACTTGACATTCAAAGCATCTTTTGTTAATAGTGTAGAATTCTTTATCGTACCGATGATTCATTACTATTTTACATTCCGGGCAGAATAAAGGGGTTTTAGCAAGGTCTCTTGCTTCTTGTAGCTTTGATACAGTTTGCTTTATTCCATTCTTAATTACCCAGGTACGTTCGTCTTCTTCCCAGGTCTCTCCTTCTACTCGGTCTTTTACTTGCTTACTGTACCCAGAGGATATAGTAGTACTCGCCCCTGCTTTACCTTGTATAAGGTTTCGCATTCTCTGTACGTCTTTCTTAGCAAAGTCTTTTTTTAGTTTTGATTCTGACAATATATAATTGTTTAAGCGGTTGTGGTTAGGTTAAACTGTTTCTCAGTACTCTTCATAGGTTTAAGAGTATCTTTGTTATAGGATTTAAGTACTGCTTTAGTTTTAACTTGGTTAGAGATCTTATTTTTAATTAAAAACTCACCTTCTCCATTAATCTCTACTTTTATTTCCGTAGTCTTTAGTAACGGTATAAACTTAACCTTAGCCTGTTTATTACTTGCGTACTCTTTGACTGTTATTACGTTAATACTTTTTTCTTCGATTACTTTACTCTCGGGGTTAAAGAACTTTTTACGCTCTTCGGTAAACCCTACTTCAAAGTCTTGAGTATTACTAAACCAGTTGTTAATGTTGTTTAAGACTTCTTCTAAGTCTTGTTCCGTCTTTGCTACTATCTTGTATGCCATATTATTATAACCTAAAGATAAGAATTTATTACTTAGACGGCAACTTTTATTTTTTTAATAGTTTTTTAAGTAATGCTTTCTTTACTTGTTCATGTATTTTCTTATTACTCTCTCCCATGTCTTTTTCATTCATACCTTTCTTATAGTTAGTTTCGCTAACAAAGTAACTTCCGTTATCACGTATGCCCTGTATAAAACCTCTTGTATATGATAATAAGTCTGGTCTGTTTTGTAATTCTTTAAACCTAAACATCTCAACTGCTTTCTCACCGTCTTCATACCCGTCTTCTTCAATGTCTGCTGAAGGTTTATTCATCATAGGACCTTCTTCTAAGGCGTCATAGTCTTCGCTTACTTCTTCTGATACTTTCATATCTGGACCATCTTCATGAGTAGGGGCGTACTTATTATAAAGTTCTTTAGCTTCTTTGGAATTATCTAACTTTAATAGAATGTCTCTTATCTCTCTTTGTTGATCTATTCCACGAGTATATTTTCTCTGATCATCTGACATCATATAATACCAGTCGTGAGTTTTTAACTTAGTTTCTAAGTTGCTTAGGAGACCCATGTCGGGAGAATCTGCTTCTTTAACCGGGTGCTTCTTTGATGCTTTTATTAGCTCTTTTAGATGTGATTTTTTCATTCTATTGTTTTATTATATGTTATAAATATGCGTACTTCTTTTATAAGTTTGGTAAATTTAGCTTTTTTGCTGCAGGCTTCCAACGTTTAATTATTTTTTCTTGATCTTCTTGAGAAACCTTTCTACTATCTAAGTAAACCTTTACTACATCTTTAAAGGATTTCTTTAATTTCTTTGCTTTAAAGTACATCCCTTGTAGCATTGCTGGTATTTCTTTATCTAGGGTATAATACTCTCTTTCAGGTAGTGTTTTGTATATTAGTATACGGTCTCTTATTTCTTGGTCGTCCGGTAAACTTTTACTAGGTATTATATTATATCCGGACTGTGTTAAGTGCTCTATCTCGTGTCTAACGATGTCTTTCAGGTCCATTGAAAGGGTAGTCCATGCTTTTGGAAGGTCTCGAGGGTCTATTGTGAAGTTGAGATTTATATCTCCTGCGAGTCCTGGGTCTTTCATAGTACCTTTACTGTCGAACTCTTCTTCGTCTCCAGCATCGGCTCCTCCGTCTGCGCTATATACTCTCTCTTCTGTTTGGTTAAGTTCTAATTCTGCTTCGAGGTAGAATTCTAATTGTCTACCCTTACTATCTACGAGGTCATACTCTTCATTAAAAGATATCTTACCTACGTTATTATCTTCGTCAAACTGTTGCTTCCAACTGTTGAATACGTCAGAGGATACTTTATTGGTGATAGTATCAAATACTCCTTCTTTTAGTTCTTTTTTTTTACTAGCAGTAGTTTCGTCTTGATCTAGGGATTCTTCCAGGTCAGCAGCTAATTCTCTAGCGTATTGATTTAATCCAAACGGGTCTCTTGTCTTATGTTGTTCACCTATGTTCGGAGAGTTGTCGTAACCGCACTTGTGACAAAGGTAGGGATCTTCTCCTCCGTTTTCTAAGTCCCATATCCATCCACACCCTCTACAAACTACTTCTCCGTCTACTCCTGAACTTTCTTCATATACTTTCTCTTCGCTATCTAATTCTGGATGATATCCTAACCATACATGTTTAATGTCTCCGAAAGATTCACCGTCTCCTACTAGTTCAGCTGATACTATATTGTCTGGTGTACCATACCAATAAGCTACGTCATACCCTCCATCACTTCTCCATTTTACAATTAAACCTCTTTCATGGTCTTCAGTACCTGCTTGAAGTACTACTTCCTGGTCTGGTGGTAGTTTTATATTGTTCTCAGTTAGGAAAGTATCTATCTTGGTAGTTAAGTTTTCAGTTACTGAATCAGTCCAGTTTCTGAAAGTCATTGTTCCATTTAAGTTAGCTTCTTTTTCAAGATCATTTAAGTGTTCTGACTCTTTAGTGTTCGTGGTGTTAATACTGCCTAACCTACCTTCTAGGTTTTGTATATGGTGCATCATCTCATGTGCGAATGATCTTACAATATCTTTAGGATGTCTTCCTTCTGTGTAGAGTACTATTGTGCTTGTTGCTGGTTCATAGTAGGCTGTTTTACCGTTAAATAGTCGAGCATTAGCGCTATTACTATGTTTAAAAGTAACTTTAGGTAGAGGTTTAATATTCATACCTTTTTCCAACATGTGTTCTGTTAACTCTCTAATCTTTAACTTATAATCTATGTCTTTAGAGTAGGTACTGTTCTCGTTTAATACGTTATTCTTTGTATTACTCTGCTCTTTAATAGATTCAACCGGTGCAGCGGTTTCTTGTTGTTTCTTCTCTCTAAAATATAAGACTAAAGCTTTTCTAGAGGCTTTTGAAATACTTTTCCATAATCCTTTAAGGAGCTCAGGTCTTTTTTGCATCTTATTGAGCATAGTAGCATGTTTATCCCAGGGGTTTGTATCTCTGTCTTCATCCTCTTCTTCTTCTAGTATTTCCTCTTCTAATACCTCATCCCTTTCCTCTTCTACCTCTTCCTCTATTTCCTCTTCTATTTCTTCTACCTCTTCTATACCTAATGCATCTAAGTACTCTTCTGCTGTAACGCCTGGTGCTATTAGTTTTACAAGTTCTTCTTTATCTCTATTAGCGATTGCGATTCTTAAGTCTGTTGCTGATGTATTACCTACTCCTGCTTCTTCAAAACTATCTATTACTACGTTCGGGAGGTTATCTTCTATACTGCTAAACCTAGCTTTATCATCTTTTCCGAATACAGCGATATAAGGTTGTGTACTGTCGCTTTCAAATTCTGCGTATGCTGCTCCTACCGGTGAGTTTGTATCTGATATTTTAAATATTACATTATTAGGTAATGTTCCTTTACTCTTATAGAGATCAAATACTGCAACTGTTTGATTAGCATCTATTGTCTCTTGCCCGTCTTTTGTTCTCGGTTTAGGGGATATAATAACTAGAACCTTTCCATCGTCACCGACTTTTTCAGAAGCTGCTTTAATTCTTGCAATATGATCTTTATGAGGAGGTTTGAAAGCTCCAGGGAATACAGCGATTCTACTCTTACTGTCTTCGTCTAAGTATTTTGTTGTTAACCTAGCTCTTGTATGAAGTGCTCTACTCTCTTGTATCTGTGCTACTGTATCTAAGGCTCTTTGTTTTACGTCTCCTTTAGACGTTCCTTGTTCTGCTGCTCCTACTTTTATAGATCTTTTAAAGAACCCTTTTACTCTATTTTTAGAGCGTTCGTTCTTTAACCTCTTAACTTGTTCGATGAATGCATTAAAACTTCCATCTAAGTCAAAATCCTTTAGTAGAGTCTTAACGTCTGTAAAGCTTTTTGATTGCCATACAGTATTACTATCGAGAATTTTATAGTTAGCTCCGTATGTTACTAGACGGAGGGTAAGTCCTGAAGTATCTATATGAAATTCGTACTCTTTATTTTCTCCTAATTCTGGTATGTCTTTAATACCCATTCGAGCAAAGACTTCTTCCGGTCTTTCCTCTAGTAGGGGGGTTTTAACTAGTCCTAGTATTATTCCTTGAAGTTCAGCGGGGTAGTCAAGTATAGTCTTCTTAAAAGCTCCTTCGTCGGAAGAGAGTGCTATAATATTATCTATCTGTACAAATTCTCCAGGCATGTCAGATATAGGGTACAGTACTGTGACCATTTCTCCGTGGTTTATAGATTTTTTACCGTTGTACTTGGGGTTCCGTAGAGGAGGTAGTTCATCGTCAGAGAGGCTAGCGAATAGTTCTACTATTGCTTTTTTAACTACTCTTTTATCGTCTTCTGTTTCTATAGTTACTATAATATCTATATCTCCGAAGTCATCTTTTTCCGGTCTATTTATAGAGCCGGATAGTTTTGCATCTTTAAAGCCTTCTATCTTGGAAAGTATATTTTCAGTATAGTCTTCAACCGTTTGTTTTACTGCGGTTCTTGTTATCCTACTACCTCCTGCTGCTCCTGACATTATACTGCGTATTTCTTAAGTGGTGAATCTTCCGGTAGTCTTTTACCTTTTAAACCTAACCTCTCTTGGTTTGCTATCCAATAATTTTCTAAGTTCTCTGGGATATGTGCTGTAGGTCCTGTATTGTCTAATATCTTTATGTAGATGTCCATTACTTTTCCGTAATCTTCTTTTGTTAATTGTGTTTCTAGGACATCTGATAATTCAAAGTAGTCGTTTAACTGGTCTTGACTTAGTTCGGTGTTATATAAAGTATTAATTAGATTCAAAGCTTCTTTTGGTGTGCTAGCTTCTACTTCTCTAGTTTCTTTATCTAAAACTCCTTTTTCATGTTTAAACATCTTACCTTTAGCGGTAAATAGTGCTAGCATTAATTGAGTTCTATGTAGTCCTTTAACTACTCCTTTGTATATGTTTGAGTAGTAACTAAATCTTAACCATTCTGGGTCTCCAATATTAATATCTACCTGTATTAGTTCTGATTGTCTCTTACCGTCTACTCCGTATTGTGGGAATGCTAAGAATAAAGAGTTAGCTCCTGCAGATTTAGGATCTGCTTGGAGTATTTTACTCTTCTCGTTAATCTTCTCAGCAACTAACGTAAGCATTGCTCTTAATTGCGATTGGGATTCTGTAGCCGTTTTAGCTCTCTTTCTTATCCTATCGTAGTATTCGGTAAACTTCTCTTCATCTAATCCCCAGCTTTTTAAATCCGGCTTTCCGTCTAAGGTCATATGAGCTACAGGGAAAGCTACATCTATATCTCCCGACATATCTTTCTTACCTGCAGAACCTATTTTCTCGAAGGTTTTAAAAGCAGAGGTTTTGTTGGGAAATACCCTTCCTAACTCTTCAACAAACTTTTCTAGTGTAGGTTCAATCTTATCTTTCTCTATTGGTGCAGTTGTCCCGAAGACATTACCTCCTTCGGTTAGGATTTCTCGAAGGAGACTTGTTAATGTTGTCATATTGTATAAATATCACGGATTTAGCTTAATGCTTGTTGGTAGCACTTCTGTTATTGGTTTTAAGTTGGGTTGTTTTATTAAATAAACTTCGTAAAGGTGTTTAAATATCCTCTTACATTCTTCAAACGGTGTAGAAGCTTCTTTTAATTGCCATCCTTTTCCTTGAAGTACTCCTTTCTTTTTACTTTCTCCACGGGTTGCAGCTTTGAGCCATAGTATACCCATCTTTTCAATAGGTCTCTCAAAACATTCATTCCACCCTTGTGTATAACAGGCGAGTTGTAGGTCGTATGTATCGTGTAAGTAGTTTGAGGTTTTAATATCAACCATCCATAGTTTTCCGTCTATTTCGAGTATTAAGTCAGCTGTTCCAGCTATTTTAAGTTCGTCTGAGAATACATGTATTTCAGATTCTACTAGTGTTGGTTTATGTGTATCCCAGAAGTCTTTGAACTTTAGGATCATCTTCCAGACTAAGAGACTATACTTTGTCTTACCCCATTGGTCAAGCCATTGAATTTCTTCGCCTTTAAGGTATGCTTCTATAGCTTCATGTACTTGGGTTCCTTCATTACCCGCTCTACGCATTATAATGTCAGCATTTGCTCCTACGTCTTTTAACCAGCTTTGGAAGAACTTTCCTTTTGGGAAGTACGAAAGTACTGTTGTTACAGAGGGATAATATTCTTCCTTGTTACGTTGGTAAAATCTACTGTCGGTTAGAGTGATTTGACGGGCAGTGGAGTCTGGATGTATTAATCTTTTGACGAATGCATCTTTTTTAATGTCTTTGTTTTTCTCAATCATAGTTGAAACTTTTTCTCTATTAGTGTTTTAAAAGTCATCGGTGTACTTGTGTGTAGTAGTTTAGTAAATTCTTTAAATCCTAGCTCTGAAGGATCTTCGTTGTTAAGTTCGATTAAGAACACCTCCTTCCCATGGTTAAGAAAGGTCTGACAGTGTTCTAATGCTTGTTTGATAGCATCATTGTCGAGTGCTATAAAAATCTGTTTAACACTAGATTCTACAATCTTGTGCATTAATTTTTTTGGTATTGTTTTACCTAGTAAAGGTATTGCGTTTCGTTTAATTGCTAAAGCGTCAAACATTCCTTCGCAGATTATTAAAGGAGAGTTCCAATTAATATGTAATCCTAGAGGTATTATGTTTTTATTAACTTTTGGATTCTTGTACTTATAGTCTGAAGGTCCAAAGTTACGTCCTACGAAGTAATTTAAAACCCCCTCTTCGGTATAGGAAGGTATGATTACCATGTCTTTATATTTACCGGTTGCACAAAACCCTATTTCATACCTTTTTATCTCAGTACTACCTATATTTCTATTTTTTAAGTATCTAAGAGCTTGTCGTGTAGAGGTGTCAGCAGTATTGGGGTCTATCAAAGAGCTATATTCTTTAGGTAGTTCTATTAACTCTTCTTGTTGATTAGTACCTTCGTAGAATGAAATCTTTACGTAGCTTTTAAGTTCCTGCATCTTACTAGCAGGAGCACCTACTTTTTTAAATAAGCTTGCTATAGACTTTCCTCTTGCGTTACATACCCAACAATGCCAATGGTTAATACCTTCTTCGTTTTCTTGGAAGTTTACTTCTAGTTTATTTTTACGGTGATTGCAGAAAGGACAGTGGTAGGCTTGATTAGCTCCAGAGGTAGCTTTACCTTTTCCTAGAACATTATCAACGAGGTCCATAAGTAAGTGATTTACCATTGTACTAAATATAAGAACTATTACTCAGGTCTCCAAGTCTTTTCTAAAAAATTTAGCTAGTATATTTTCATTGTATGAATCTTTTAAGAGCACTTCGTATACACATTGATAATGTAACTCGTAGTAAGTTAATTGTTTTTTTGAGAAAGTCAACTGCAATACTTCTCTTTCAAAATTTTCTTTTCCTAATTGAGCAATTTCTTCTAGCAGAGGTTTATTGGATCCCCAATAGTTTAACCAGTTAGACTCTTTTAAGACTTTCTTTTTTGTTGGTTTACGTCCAGGCCCGGTCTGTTCAGACAGTTCTCTCTTTGTAAGTTTCTTAGTTAATGTATTTTGTAAGATTTTCCTACCTATATAGAATTTACCGTCTGTTAGGTTTGTTATCTTATAGACGAAACCGTGGCAGGTGTCTGGGAATTGTTCTATAGAGGTGATATCCTCATTCTTATATAACCATTTTAACATAATTTCTTTTTATTTACCTATCTATGTTAATAAGTATTGTTGTATCTATTGTAGTGCTTGTAGGGAGTGGTTGAGCTACTTTCGCAATTGCTAGTAGTTCTTGATTGTCGTTGTAAAGACCTACTCCGGTCACATATGGAGTAAAGGTAGAGCTTGTAGCGAAATTATTTACTATACCGTCTTTAGGTTGGTAGTAGTAGCTTGAACTGTATTCGAATGAACTAGATCCAGATATTATAGACTGGTTTAGTGTAAAGTTGTATTCGGAAGGGTTAATGGTACATTTATACTGAGTTTCATATATGTCGTATGAGGAAGAGAAAGCACAGTACAGTGAAGAGGCTGTTGTAAAGGCGTTTATAATACCGCTAACTGCTTCTGAAGTATCTTTTGTTATTATAGCGATACCGTGTTGGTATATTATTGTACCTACGATTGTGTTAGGGTCTGTATTTAATATTAAGTTACCTTCGCCGTCATCAACTATTAGACCTTTTGGAGAGGTTAGTTGAAATGAGTTGGGTTGTACTTTATCTCCATATAGGTTTTGAGGTATAGAACATACTCCTATTATTGCGTCTGATGAGGTTGGAAAGTATCTTTCAAATGTTAAGTCTGTTTGTAGGTAGTTTTCATACCTTCCTGCAGACGATACAGGTCCGGTTGTATTTTCGTTTATAAGATTTACCGGTGTAGATAGATTGTCTCCGTAGCTTGAGCTTATGTAATTAGAGTAATATAGTTCGCTTATAGTATTATATACTAGTCTTTGATACTCTACGGAGGTTATACCCGTGGTCGGTTCTTCTAATGAGAATAGTCCAGTTATATTCTTACCTTTAAACATGTTTATCCCTGCGTTATTAATACCTGCAGGGGTTTGGTATGCAAAGGCTTTACTTACCTGTAATGGGGTTACTATTATATCGGATGCTAGTAGTGGTTTGTAAACGCTCATTCATTTTAAAAGTCTAATTTTACTCTTAATAAAGTTTCTTTAGTGAAGTCTTTTGTTAAAGGTTTTGAGAGTTTGCAGATAGCTAGTAGTTCGTTTACGTCGTTATATAGTCCTACAGATGTTACGAAGGTTTGTGGAGAGTTGATCTGAGATGGAAATAATACGTCTCCTGTAGACCCTGATATAAATGATGGATTTTCAGAGTAATTAAATTCAGAGTTTCTTGCTCTTATAAATACGTAATCAGATGATAATGTCTCTTGACTATTGATTGCAAAAGAGGCAGCGTTTGATCCAGATATAGCGTTAAACATTTTTTCAATGTTCTCACCTGCAGAGTCATCAGTTCTACTAAAAGGTACACTTCCGGAAAGTGCTAGTGGATTTAATATTATTGTTGAGATGTCAGGTAAGAATAATCCGTAAGATCCAGACTCGGCGCTATAACCCGTACCTCCGTCGTAAGAAGTTCCATTAGAACCGGATATAAGTTGATAAACTCTTCCACATTCAAGGAAAGTAGCAGTAGGAGTATCAACAGAGTTATCTGTTAATTCAAATACCTTTCCTAATGATCCGGATATTTTTATATTAAGAGTACCGGGTAGAAGTTTTTCTTTATACCTTGCTCTCTCTATAGAAAGTGCCCAGAAGAATTCAGAAGTAGTACCTCCGAAATTAAAATCTAACTCTTCGTCTCCATATACTAAGTTTCTAAATTGACCGTAGACGGTTCTTGTAGGGGAAGCTCCAGGTACTAAGTCGTTGTAGTTTGCACTACCTGATCCTTTCTTGTCTCCGTACGCTATTGCGAATTGTACGCTTCCGGTTGAGGCAGTTTTGTAAACGTTCTTATAGTAAGGATCGTTTGTACTTGTTGTAGAGCTTGTAAAGAATGTAGTAAGGGTTGGTGCTTCGTCTGACCATACAGTAGATGTTACTGAGTCTATACTTACTAAAAAGTCTTCTGAGTCTAATTTCTTATATGACATGTTATATTTTCTTGATAGTTACTGGTATAGAAGCTCTTGCTCCGGAGTCTCTTCCTACTACTTGTAGAGTAGCGGTAAGGGTTGAATTGGTTCCGAATAAGGTATTTATTGTAGTTATTATTGAGCTTAAACTAGTACCTATTACTGTTTTTGATACTGCTGTACCTATTGTGGTAGTTGAATTTAAAGCTGTTACTTCTGGAGTATCAACTCCTATTCCGTTAAATGAATTAAACAACCTTACGTCGGAGATAGTAAAAGTATACCCGTTAGTCTCATAAGCTTGTGCTTGAGATAGGTAGTTTAATGTTTGTGGTCTTATTGAGAAAGCTGCTCCTTGTTTTAGAGTTAGTTGACTGTACCCTAAGTCTAATACAGGCATTCTAGCAGTACCTCTAGGTAGTGTTACAAGTTTGTATTTCATTACTTGAGTCTGATCTGGGAATGCTTCTAGTACTGGCATATTCTCTATTGCTTCTCCGTAGAATCCTGACCCTGAAGGATGCGTAGGATTATACATACTATAATCTACTTCATCGTCAGATAGAGCAAATTGAGTAATTCTAAAGGAACCATCTCCTCTTGCGAGAAGTTCTCTACCTTTTGTTGTTAGTATAGCGTCTAATGTTACTGTGGTGTTGCTTAAAAAACCCATGTTGTACTTTTATTTATTATAAATATATGATTTGTTCAAAGTTAGTTATTATTATACCATCTTAATCACTCCTAAGTCTTGCGCTACTCTCTTAGCGTTATATTTAGGATTAAAGTTGTGCGGTAAAAGTAACCCTTCTCCTGTATATGCTCCTGGTCGGTTTTTCAACAATATGTAGAATTCTGTAGGAATTCTTCTTATTATTCTAAAGTTTTGATTTCCGTAATCCGCCGTGTCGGTTAGTCCTTCTACCTCCGGTAGAGGGGTTAGTAATCCGGCATTATATTTAAAGCCAGTTCTATCATAAGAATCGGAGAGTCTTCGAAATGTATTAGTTGAATTATTTTCACCTTGTGGTACAGTTAGAGTGTATGCAGCATCTGAACCTGGAGTGTAAGATATCGTCCTCATAAGGCCTAGAGGGGATACTTGTTTACTACCTACTTTTTGAGTAGTGTCCATACTTGCAGTAGTCCCCACTCTTATAAAATCCCCTCGTTGAAGTGGGAAGTATGTTTCCTCTGCTGGGTTTACTGTTTCTTGAGTGTATTCATTAGTTACCTTGTTGTATATGTATACGTTCCCAAGACTCTGCATAGCAGAAGGAAAATTAATGGGGTAGGTTACAGGGTTGGCGGTTATAAGGTCGAACCACCCGTCTTCGAATGAACTAGAGTATTCCTGGTAGTTTAAGCTCCAGGATAAGGTAGAAGTTATTTCTGCGGCGGAAGCGGAGAAGTAGAACCATACCAAAGGAAAATTGTCAACCCATTCATTGGGGAGGTCGATTAGGTTGTTGTCTGCTTCTGTGATTGAGCCACTAGTAATAGTCCATTTATCGAAGTCTGCAAAAGCAATGGTAGTAGAACTTCCGGATGCGTTTAGATTGACGAGAGTTCTTTTAATTTCTCCTGCGGCTAATGATTGTGATTCCTGTGTACCGAATGTGGTATATACGGGGGGTAGTCCGTTGTTGGGGAGATTGGTTGTTGTTGTTACGGTATTTACACTTCCTATATGGCGTATTTCGGAAGCTGCAGTTGTTGGTGCATATCCGCGCCAGGAAGCTTGGGAGGGGAAAGTATAGTGGTCTAGTGATTGTGTTACTGCAATACCGTTGTGAAATCCTCGGGTATCTGGGGTGGCGGTAGAGTAGCCATAAGTGATCGCACCGTTCGGGAAAGACGTTCCATTATACCCGGTCCCTACACTTCCTGATTTCATCAGTATAGTTTGATATAGTTCCCCTACTGCTTCTATTTCCACCGCTCCTTCAAGTATCTGATCTATTGCAATAGGTGCTATAAAAGGAGTATCTCCTTGTTTAAATAATTGTCCTAAGAAATCTATATTCTTATTAGCAGTAGTCATTAAGATCCTATCTTTAGTCTCTGCGTTTATAAGCTCGGTTACGTTTAGGTTACCTCCGATACCATTACCGAGTTCTGCAGAGCCATATATTCCGTTAAAGTGAGCGAACCAGGGGGTAAAGTTATCGATAGGGGTTCCGGGTGCGATTGATGAGGTAGATAGTAGTTGTTTGTAGTTAATATCCCCTGTGTTTTTACTTCCTAGGTAACGTGAATTAATACTTCGTAAACTGCTGTAATTAGAATCCGGTACGGTTGCGGGGGTGGCGGATTTATTTAATATAAGGTTAATGTTTACTGGTGTTATTGCGTTATAGGAATAGTCTACATCTTGATATAGAGTAGATGCTCTACTTGTTTCAATATTATTTAATAGTGGTTTACTATTTATAGAATGTATTACTTGGGCTGTTGTTGTTGACCCTGAATATTCTCCATTAAAAAATTCATACTGTGATGATTCAACTTGGTTAACTACTCCAATCGGAGAGTTGTATACGTTATTCCATATTTGAGACGTACTACTTAAACTATTAACTGACCCACCTGGTCCGGCAGATATAACTTGAAGTGTTCCGTTGTTATAGTTTCTTGATTGAGCTTTTAAGGATCCAGTTATTGTGAGGTTTTTATAGCTTACTTGTGCTGGACGTACTTTATTTCTTTCTAGTAGATGCTGCTTGATTACTATACCGGTAGCTAACCCTGTTCTTACAGGTACGTAGTCCTTTACCATCTGGAATACTGCATTATCATAATACTTAGAAAGTCTTATGTAATCGCTATAGTTGTAGTTATGACTATACTTTGTAAAGTACGTCTCTCGTAAATTATCTAGTTCTAAATATGTTCTTGATATATTGTTTATATCTCTCGGATCTCCAATATACTCTCCGATATTAAGGTAACCGTGAGTAGCGTTTATATCGTCGTTTATTTCGTTTTGAGGAGATAAGGCTACTTCTGCGTAGTTAACATTTCTAGTTAGACTGTTACTTACTTTTCTTTGTTGTTGTACAGTTAGACTTGCTGCTAGTACTGTATTTACAGGTATGTTGCTGTATATAGAAGAGGATGTAGGTAGTATTAGTTCTTGTTTCTTTATCTTTGTGGAGCTTCTATTACGTATACCTCCTCCTACTTGGTCTACTAGTGCAATTTCATAATTAGGTCGAAAATTACCATTTGTTATTGTAAAGTTATTACCTGTACTAAATGAAAGAGGTGAGTCAGGAGTTCCTACTCCAGGATGTATGGAGCTAGTATTTCTATATAATTCTCCTCCTAGAGCTGCTCTAAAAAGTAGATTCGAACTTCCTTCTATTGAATTAGAATCTTGTACGAAATCTCTAAATTGTGGCTTAGTTACAGTATCTGTAAAGTATCTTAATTCTTGTAGAGATCCTGTGAAAGGTGTATATGTACCTCTTGCTATAGTAAGAGAACCTGACCCTGGGAAATATACATCTCCTGGTTTAGTCCAGTCGTCTGTTCCAGTAAACGAATGGGATGCTTCAAACCCTACTGTATTTCCGTCTACTCCATCATATACTTTGTTTGATGCATATAGTGTGTAAGTATACTCGTCTTTTTGAGTTACCATTACAGACCACCACCCTCCATCTATAAAAGGTAAGCTTATACTTGCAGATTTCGCTAAACCTTCGTGAATGAAACTTAGATCTGCGTATTTAGCGTCTGAACTAACTATAGATCCGGAGTATGACCCGGACGTAACGGGTGTGGTATGTTCGAGTATTACTGTAAATTGGGTATCGTTTCCTTTATCTATATTTGTAAATAGGGATTGAGAAGCAGGTGTTGTTGGTGAGGCTGTTGGTGACTTAAACCTAAATTGTATACTCTTTACTGTTGCCATTTACTATAAATATCCGTGACTTAATATTATATCTGACCTCCGTCAATAATGTTCCAGTTATGAGGGGCAGAATTTAATGTTGACCTTGAAGCGCTAGCAGCTGATTCATATTGTATTATACCGGCCCCTAAAGATACGTTACTTTGTATGTTTGGAGCTTGGGTAGCCCATTGTATTAGTAACTGTGTGTAATTAGTACTAGACATACCGGAACCGTCTAGCATATCTGTAGCGTCTATTAAATTAGCAATATCCCAGGAGCCGAGGTTTTGATCAAATAAACGAGCGTCTTTAAACATATTGCTCATATTATTTACACTTACTGTATTCCATGAACTTAAGTCTTGGTTAAAAGCTTTTGCATCTTTAAACATATTGCTCATGTCACTTACGTTAGCTACGTCCCAACTGTTAATGGTGTTTGTTCCTCCGTTATTGAATAAGGATGCGCTTTCAAACATTGAACCTAGATCAGTAGTTGAGTTACCGGAAGGTAGTATAAACATATTTGAATTAAACTTGTCTGTTTCTTTAAACATTGAGTTCATCGTTGTTGCAGCAGAAACTACCCATTGGTTAAGGCTTTCATTACTTCCGTTTGTAAAGCTGGAGGCATTTAAGAACATTTGACTAAAATCCGTTACGTTTGAGACTGGCCAGTTAGATACTTGCTGAGTAAAGGAAGTAGCGTTTGAGAACATACCTTTCATACTAGTTGCTAATACAGTATTAAAACCTTGGACGGTTTGGTTGAATAGAGATGCGCTATAGAATGTATTTTCGAAGGTAGTTACGTTTCCTGTATCCCATGAACTTATATCCCCGTTAAATTTTACCGCTTGACTAAAAGTACCGCTCATATTGGTATTAGCAGAAGTATTCCAGTTTAAATCTTGATTAAAGACTGCTGCATTTTCAAATGTACCTTGTAAGGTTGTTACGTTAGCGAGGTTCCAATCTATAAGAGAGTTAAACGCTAATGCATCTTTAAATGAAGTCTCTAGAGAAGTTACTGTATCTGTTTTCCACCCCTGTACGGGACCTTTAAATATCGTAGCTCCTCTAAATATGTCTTTAAAACTAGTAGTACTAATTGTCGGAGCACTTGTTGTGGTTATTATACCGGTGCTACGATTACCTCCTAGATTATCTGCTCCGTAGAATGAAGCGCTTGTAGATAGTTCTAAACTACCCCAATCGAATACATCCATTATACTTGCAGTGTACCCCGTATTATTAAATGCAAAACCTTTACATTCTCCGGTTATTGATACTTCGTAGAATCCAGAGGTAGTGTAGTTATGTGTCTTTTGAGTATCATCCCAGGCGGTTATGTTGCTTGGAGTAGTACCGTCTCCCCAATCTACAGACATATTATATGTCCCTGTACTCACTAAAGGTAGTGATATTGGACTATTTGCGGTCCAGTAAGAAGTGAAGGTTGGTCCGTTCCAAGGGGTAGTTATGTAACCTGATCCGGATGTTTCGTATGCGTAGTTAAATCGATTATACCAGTAGTCCCATGTATTAGTATTCTTATCTCTACCTCCGAATTCAGATATTCTTAATATTGTGTCTGGTATTCCAAAGCAGTTTAGTAGTACTCTTAATCCTGATACTGTTCCTTTCTTTTTAAGGAGGTAGGGTAGGTTGTGGTATATTCTCTTATATACTAATTTCTGTGCTTCGTTGAATGGTGTGGTTTCTGCAGAAGCAGTTACGTAGTTTGTAATTAACTCACTTCCGGTTGGTGGTAGTAAACCTCCTGTAGAAGTTACCCCTAATAGGGATGTAAACGCATCGTTGTTTGTTAAACTACTAGCGTATAGATCTACTCCGTAAGATTCTAATGCATCACTTACTAGATCTATTGATATACCGTTCTTTAATCTATTATCTCCATCTTGTCTATTTTCTAGAGCTTTAGTATAGAGCCAAATCTCATCGAACATTTGTGCAGTGAGTTCGGAGAATAGTTGAAAGTTAGCGTTATCGGTATCGTCTGTTATATAACTTGGAAATGTTTCGAATAGGTTATTTCTATTATCTCTATCGTAAATAGTAGCAGTATCAGATTGAGTACTTAACCAAGCGGTAGCTTCAGAAGAGGTGTAAGAATACAGTATATAAGGAGGCGTATCGTTTTGCTTAGGCCATGTATGAGAACCGCTACTGTAATAAAGGTAGTAGTCATATCCGTCGAAGTTTTTAGTTGTACTTTTAACTTGTCTCTGATATTGTTCTTTACTAGCAGATAGTTCTGTAGGTGGGGCGGTATTTAATCCTTCTAAAGTTGCTATATTCTTAGCGAATGTTTCTAATTGAGTTGCTTTGTAATTAAAATTTGTAAGTCTAGTATTAGCTGAACTGAAGAATACGAAGTTACTATAATCTGTGTAATCTGTGTTAAGTTCTGCTCTGTTTTCTGCTAACACACTGTTTAGCTGGTTTGTCATTCCATTAGCAGATGCGTCTGTTAGGTTGTTTATATCTTTGTAGACGGTTGTGTTGTTGGTTTTTGTATTTACTCGGAGATTCTTATTAGGCCCTCTAAGTTGTTTTGTTTTGGGTAATTGTGCTTCTAGTTCTGGGAATCTTACATTAAATATGTTAGAATCAGAGACCTTACTGTATATGTTAAAGGTACTTCCTTTTTCTACTGTGAAAGGTAAAGGTTCGTATAGTTTAATTAGAAGATTTCTACCTAGGTACCCTACGTTAACTGCAAACTCTAATTGATTTAAACCAAAATCTAAGAAGTACCCGTTTATGTTAGTAGTACTAGTTAAATATTCTTGAATAGTCTCTGTCCCTGCTTGTAATTGTATACTATCTAAGAACCTACTATTAACCTTTAGTTCTGTTCTATCGGATGATATCTCTACTATGAATAAGGTAGGGTTACTTGTTAATAGCGGGTTTAAGAAGTTATACTGTACTTGGTAGATCCCTTGAGTAAACCCATTACTTATTACATCTGTGCCGGGGTCTAATACAAGTGTATTTGTGCTAGTTACATCTAACTCCCCTTCAACTTTATAGCCTGTAGTGATTTTATCGATATACTCTCCATTTATAGTATAGATATACCCTTGTAATACGTCTGTGATTACATTAAAGTTTTGAGTCAGTTGCGTGGTTTCAATATTAGCATTGTCGGTTGCTGATAAGGTACTTACTTGGTTTTTATTTAATATGCCGTTACCTAACGGGGTTACTAGTGGTTTTACCATTATGCCGTTTTGTTGATTATATCTGATGAACTAAGTCCTGCTAAACGTGAGACTTGTTTCTGTAATTCTATATTTTCTTCTCTTAACTCTGTTACTTCCTGAACCAGGGCTACTACTTCCGCGCTTATATCTTCCCCACCCGTATACTCTTTACTTGTGTTTATAAGGTATTGATGTGAATTTACTTCACCTTCTTTGGGTATTTCTAAGAAAAGTTTACGGTATGTTGTGAAGAATTCTACTATACTTATACTATCTTCAGGTAGCATAGTATTTACTAGTATATCTGTAAACTCAGTAAAACCTGTGTCTACTGCTAGGTTAAATTGACCTTTATCATAAGAGGTTGCTTGTATGTTTACCGGTTGACTCATTATTTATTACTTATTTTAAATTCCTCTGTATCTACTACTAACACTGTGTCTCCGATAGTAGTTTTAATTTCAATTCTATAATATCTTTCAGGTTGTAAGCCGTTAAAATATAAATCGAAATAACTTCCCGTAGAGTCAGAACTTAACTTAGTATAAGTACTGTCGTAGCTAATAGCAACTTCATTTGTATATACATCTTTGATGCTGTAATAACTCTCTTCTGGTAGAGCATAGTTTTGCGTGTATATTGAACTAGTTTGGTAGGTACGGGGTGGATACTGAGGTCTTGAATTAACTCTAAATCTATTTACGCTGTCTCCGTAAAAGGTACCTGGGTTATTTGATATCTCTATTATTGCTGGTACCGTACTTAATAACTCTAAACTACCTGTATTGTAAACATGGTCGTCCCACTTAAATTCTAATTGCGGAGGGTATACTGTATGAGTGTCTCTTGAAAAATACTTGATAGTTGTCTGTTCATTTATATTACTTACAAACTCCTGCGAAGCAGATTGTCTTACGATTATTCCGTAATTATCAAAAGCAGATGAAGACCAGTTAGTTACTATCGGAGTTATATTTGCTACAATATCAGGATCTGTATAATACTGAAATGTATAACTCGCTTCTGCTTGAGTATACCAGGTACCTCCTCCTGCTGATAAAGGGTTTGTATCTATATTATAAGATCCAGTTGTTCCTGCAGCGTACGAAGAGGTAGTCCATTTTGCACCTCCGCCGTATTGACTATATGTCCAAGAAGCTCCACTTTGGTTTTCCGGTAGATCTAAAAACTTACCAGTACCCATATTCCAACTCTCTGCTAATGCATTGATGTTAATTGTACTTGTACTAGATAAACCTGTTACATTAGCAGTGAATCCCCTTAAGTCTGCTTCCCACGTAAAATTCTTAATTTTATTCTCGAATAGAGAATTTATTTCAGCGGAGCTAAATTGTAGTAGTATTCTTGAAGCTTGAGGATTTTCTCCTACTACCGTTGGGTTGTGTATTAGGTAGTTAGTAGTTGCTTCTAGTATTTCGTCCAATCCAGTATTAGCATTTGGATACCCGGAATATAAAGTAGTGTCTGCTGTCGGGAATAATTTATAGATTGCCATTTAGTATAAATATATCAATTTACTAATCTTATGTACTTGTTATAGCTGCACTACTCTACCTCTAATATCTGTATTTGGATATTTTACTTCGAAAATACAGGGATCTAAAGAAGGGTATATAGTGTTATTTTCTGTTGCAGCGTTTATGTCGTAAGCAAATTCTGAATATCCGTTTGGTATTCCGCTTTTATTAGCGATGGTAATATTCTTAACTGTTTGTACTCCTCTCACTTTATCCAGATTAATATATAATTCGTTTAGTTGAATAGGGCGATTAAAAGTCCAGTTATCTATATTAAAGTAGTTCTGTAGTTCTACAATACATCTACTAAGTACTTCATCGTTGTTAAAGTTAGGTAGTATTATGATTTCAAAGTCTACTCCTATATTAACTATAAACCCGTCTTTAATGTTAACCGTATCCCCTATTACCCTGTACTCAGAAAGGTATGTGCTTAGGTTCTCTTTAATTGTAGAGGATGACTGTGTTAAATTTTTACCTTTGTCAAACCCTAGGATATACAGGCTTAATGTAGAAGGTATTTCTCCGGGTAAAGTGATTTCGTTTGCTTTGGTAGGTTCTACGTGAGACTTTACTACTGCACCAAAGTCAGAAGGCATTGAGAGAGCTCGTATAGCATAATCTTTAGCAGTTACGTTTCTTAATTGAGATTGGAAACTTGCTAATGTATTTTGTCTAATCTCTTCTTTTGTATCTCCGTCCCCTCCACCAGAAGCAGCTTTCTCGTTATTTACTGCTAATGTTCCGAAGATGTAATTTGAGGTAGTTGCATTAAGGTTACTATTTTGAAATGCTGCGTTACCGGTAGATATTAAAGTATTAACCGTATCTGCATCAACGTTTGCAGATACTCCTCCGCCGGTAAGGTATCGAATTGTTAATGTTGTATTTGCAGGAGCTATTCCGTAAGTACCTGTATATAGAAAGTTGGTAGGGTCAAATGCGGTTGTCATTTTGATTTTTTCAAAAGGGAGCCCTATACCTACATTGTTACTGTTAGGTATTATATCTTCATCTACATCCTTAGTTGTACCTGAACCGAATTGTATTTCTAGAGACCCGTTTGTTTTAAACCTAGTAACAAACCTTCTCGATACTTTCTCTAAGTTTAGTAAGTAGGGGGCGTCTGTATCTGTAAAGGTATTAGGGTTATTTGTATTAACGTTTTTTAATGGTTTGTATACCATCTCTTGACCTAAGTAAGGTACCTCATACCATACGTTACCGTCTGAATCGGTTATATCTAGTACTTTTATTATATCAGTAGCGTTTATAGAGACAGTACTAAAAGCTTCTGGTGTTGTAAATGTTTGTGTTTGTGTACCTATTGTAGAAGATATAGCTTTTCTACTTTTCTTAAGAAGGTAATATTGTGGATTACCTCCGCTGGTTTGGTAAACTGTTACGTCTGTTGGGTCGTAAGAACTAGAAGCTTTAAAGTCTACTGGATCTTGTATTAAGAAGTTAGTTCTTCCAGGGTCGGTTGTTAAGGTAGTGTTGTTTGAAATGTATAATGCATAATCGTAGTCGGGTATATAAAGACCGTTTACGAGCTTTGCAGGTAGTTGTTGGTAAACGTCTACTGCGACGGTTGAGGTTTTGGTAACTTTAGGAGTATATCCTAACATATATGCTAAGTTAAAGATACTTTCCGTCTGCTTTGCATACTGTACGAAAGTTTCCTGTATTTGGTTATCTAGGTAGAAAGAAAGCACATCTCCTACATACGCAGAAGTTTCTATAAGCATCATACCGGGAGAAGCTTCAGAGAAGTCGTTATAAGTATCCGGGTAATATGTCTTTGTAAAGTCTACTAGAAGGTCTTTTAGCCCTGCAAAGTCTCTATTAAAATATTTTATGTCTTTTGTATTATGCATTGTTCAGGTTTAGTTGTATGGTATCGGTCATACCAGTATTAGTTATAGTATAGTTTATAACTGTGTAAAGGGAGTTTCTACTATCCTCTGCTCTTAATTCTACAGTAGCTTGGATGTTTGGAAAGTATTCTCCTATTACAGTTTCAATATAGTCTTGTATACCTTCTATATTGTCTTGAGCTAGTTGCTCAAATATAAAAGTTTGAAGTCCTGCTCCAAAACCTGGTTTAAACGGTCTTTCATTAGGACCGGTTAAGAGTAGGTTTATTAGGTTGTTTCTAATTGCATCTTTCGTAGTATAGTTAGACTTGAATACTGCTGGGCCATTAAAAGGTATAGAGATACCCACAGCTTTACTAGGCTTATTATCTATCGGATGTATTTTAGTTGCATTAATAGCCATTACTTAGCGCCTATGAACCCCATTATTTGTTCCATGTTTACTTCTCCAGGGGGTAGGGATGAGCCTTGAGCGGAGGTATTAGATGCTTGTGGAGCGTAGTTTGGAGCATGGGATGAGTTCATAGAGATATTACGATCTTCTCCTTTAGACATTCCATTTAATACGTCTGCATATTTAGTACGAGTTTCTTGTATGTCTACTCTCGGTGCTGCTTCGGTAGGTGTAGGGGTAAAGTTTGTTTGGTTCTCAGAGACTACTTGTCTAGGAGCTCGGACCGCTTCTAGAAGGATTTCTCGCATCTCTTCTCCAATCGCTTCTTTTACTGCTTCTTTAATTAGTTTCTTTAGTTCTGTGGCTTTCATCTCTTTATAAATATTTACTAGTATGCTTTTAAGTTATCTCTATCGATAATCAATTTTAATTCTTCTACTAGTACTTTTGGGTTACCGGTAAAAGAAGGTTCTGTTTCTATAGCTACAATACCTTCTGTATTTATTGCTTGTGCTATTCTACGTGTTACAGTAGGATCGTTTGGTAGTAGTTGGTTTACTATTTTAAACGTGAATCCGTTGTAAGGTGGGTATGTATTATTCTCTTGAATTGTTTGAGACTGTTTTAGAAACTCTTTAGTTTGGTCTCCTAATTCGTTAGGTTCTTCTCCACAAGATTTAAGTACCTCTATAATCATAGTAAGAAGTGTTACTATAGTACCCATCATAACTGCTGCTATTGTTATATAAGAAGTACCGGTCGTTAATGCATTCTTAATTTGGGGTAACCTAGGGGTACCGTCTAGTTTCTCTTTTATTATCTGTAAGCCATCTCCTATATCTACTACTAGAGAAGTAACAACTCCTGGAGTAAAAGGTAAAGCTTTTGTTGCTTGGTTGACTCCTATCTTAACTAACGTAAGAGCGTTTACAGCAGTAATAGTTCCGTTTAGTACCCGTGTTAGAGTATTTAATCCTATAGAGGTTATGTTAAGTATCGTTGAAGTATTTTCTAATACTGTTAATAGGTTGTTAAGTTTAACTAGTAGTTCTGCAGTCTTCTTAGGTTCAAGACAGTGAGCTGGTACATTTATTACAGGGTTACCGGTTTCTAGTTCTGAGATACCTAGTTCTTCTGAGAGGTTACTTACTTGATCTACCATTAAGTTTTTAAGCTTTGTAATGTTAGATAGTATTAGTTGATTTATTTTAGCTTGACCTATTAGAGGTACAGGGGAGTTGTTAAAGTTTACTCTACTATTCAAAAGTTTACTTACTCCGGATTTGTTACTTACTTTTGCATACAAGCTTTTACTTTGTAAGTTTTTTGCTATCCGAGTTATTAATCTATCGTTCATAATACGTTAAGCAGTGTAAGTTGTTGTTGATTTTAAATGCTTTATTTGCTCTACTAGTAACTGTATTGTAGTAGCTTCTAATGTCCCGACAGTATTAAGTGTAGCGACTGGATAAGCACCAGCAGTAGCGGTTTGTGATGCTTGTAATATTTTTTGAAGTATTTTAACGATATCTTCTAATACTTGCACTGTCCTGTTTCCGTAAAGTAGAGGTTCTGTTGCATCCGGTTCTCCTAATCTTATTAACCCTGCAGATACTATTAAAGCTTCTGTATCTACGTTTACGCTCTGTATACTGTTTAAGTTTATTGTATCTGCGGAACTTAAAAATATGCTATCAGATTTACTGTTAATAAAAATCCTTGCAGAGTTTAATAGTATTTGGTCTCCGCTGTATTGATTTGCTGGTTGTGGTATTACTCCGGTTACTTCTCTACCTTGTGCATTCTCTTTCGTAGAAGTGTAACTATAATAACTATTAGTACTACTTGGGGTTATTGGTATTCGTTGAGTACTTGTAAGGTATATACTTGAGTTATCGTTATTTATAGTCTCCTCTGTAGGAAGAAATCCTACCGCACCTTGCTTACCTTGTCCGTTTCTTATTATAGTTATAGGTTGACCGTTAGATCCGTTAGTAGACCAATTGTTAAGAGCTTTACCTTTATGTATTGAAGTAGTTCCGAATCTAATAGAATTACCTACTCTACCTTCTAGTATAACATCTCCTTCGAATTTCTTTAAAGGTTTAATTTGAGAGCTTTCTGTGAAGTACTCCCCTAAGTCTAATTCAGAGTTGATTGTTGATACTTCTTTAGCGGCGCCGAGAGATGTTTGTTTATAATCTCTACGTTCGGATTCTGGTATATGTTTATTGTCAAATATATTAGGTAAGGCGTTGTTGTTAGGGTGATTTTGGATGTTAAGAGGGGTTAGGTAGTAATATACTTCTTTACTTGTACTCTCTTGAATCTCTGCGGAGGGGAGACGGAAAATATATACTAGCTCATTCCTTAAGGGGTAGTTTGAGAGGTTTGAGAAGTATGGAAATGCTATTCCATTAGCTTTACGCTTGATTCCTTTAACTTTCTGGAAGCTTATAGCTCCTATACCGTCCCATTGACCAGCATCTGCGAAGAATTTACTCGTACTATTTAATACGATATCGTTTACTACCGCTACTTCGAACTCCATTACTTTTTAGTATCTTCTATCTTATTGACTTCATTCATTAACTGTTCAATTTCTTCTTCCGTAATTAGTAATGAATCTGCTACGGAGTCAGAAGTGTTAAGGATTCTCTGTATTATAGTAGACATCTTAATTAGATGGTCATCGTTTTTAATACCGGCATCTAAGTACTCTCTTATCAAAGGTACTATTATAGTTGCATCACCTGTATCTAGTATAAGAGGTTGCAGTTCTCTTATCATAGCAGATATCTGCTTACTTTTCTTTTTTTGATTGTTGTATATCTCTTCCAGTATATCTGCAAACTTCTTATCTTTAAATACTATTTTGTCTAAACTCATAGGTCTGTGTATTACTTATGTTTATAAATAGAAAGTAGTTTAGTTTAGAAGCCTGTGTATCCGTTCTCTAAGTAAAATACGTAGTGTTTCTTGTAAATATTACCTAATACCTTAGCGATTTTGGTTATCTTAGAAGTCTTTACGTCTGTTATTTCGCGGATATAAATGTATAATGCTTTCTTGTTAAATACTGTAATAGAATCTCTCTTTCTAAATAATTCCAATATAGCGTCTGCAATTTTAGCATGCTCTACTTTAGGAAATAATTCGTAGATATTCTTAGAGCAGTATTGTATGTAATCTTCCATAAACTTAGTTTGATCTGTTTCCTGTTGTAGCAGTACTTCCTCAGGTGTATTTTCTTCTAAGTTTATAGCAGTTAAATTCATACTAGAATTTTCTCCTTTCTCTACGTTAATATGCTCTAAGGTTACTGTTTGAAGTCTTTTTTTATAATTCTTCTGGTTAGAGGCGATTAGGTATCGTTTAGCGATAGTTCCAAAGTAAGAGTAAGCCTTTGCTCCGTGAGTTGCGTCGAACTTATGTAACTTACTTAGTAAAAATGTTATTACTTCGTGTTGAAGGTCTTCTAAGTTAGACTCTTCCGTATAGTAGTACTTAAATGTATGTATTATGTTTTGAGTAAGTTTAAAGAAAGGGTGGTGTATCTCATCTCGGTAAATTACATTTCTCTCATCAAAATCTTCAGACTCATTGTACCTGTTTATTGCAAGTTCTGTCTCGTGGGTAAAGTAGTTATTTGACTTTTTCCTCTTCTTCTTTTCTTTGTGTACTGTCTCCATTGTCGTTTATTAGTTGAAACTTAGTTAACATTCCTTGTAGTTGCTTCACAGTTTTGAAAAACCATCCAATTTCATCATCTGCTTCAAAGATTCCTCTTTCATCTATCTTACTAAGAGCTTTTTGCGTGTATTCAATAGTTTTTGATAAGCGATCCATGTAAAGTAAGTACTCTGCCATTACATCTTCTTGTTTTTCATTCTTTTTTAGTAGATTTCTACTAATGTATAGTAATACTATGTTAAATACTATACTTACGATTCCTGTTACCTCTAAACTATTCATTAAAAAAATTTGCCATTACATTAGTTAATCCGTCAGTCTTTTTAATACTACTTAATGCGTTCGTCCTTGCTTTAGCTTTAGCTCCTACTTTAGGTGCGGCGGTAAATTTTTTAGAAGTGTTCCCTTCAGGGGCGTTAATATGTCTCTCTACTTCTGATGCTAAGAAATCTGCTTGATGTAGTACGTATACTATAATAGACCTAAGTCTACTTTCTGGTATTCTTGAAATATAATACCCTTTGTTAGCATCGTCGTAAAGTCCATCGTGAGCTCTTATTGCTAGCATTTCATTTACTGAGTATTTTATACCTGCTTCTTGTAGTAAGAATAATGATCTGTCAGGTACTGTCATGAATCCTACCTCTTTATTAAAGGAGTACATTTCACCTAAGTTTTTCTTTCTCCAATCGTCATTTGAAGGTACGTAAAGATCTTGTGTGACATCTCCTACTTTACCTAAGTCGTGGTTAATTGCAGAGAAGACTAATTCTTCTAGTGTAAATGTTTCCATGTCTGCACCGAACTTAGCCCACATCTCTCTAACTTCTATAGCAGCTGCTACTACTCTATTAATATGCTCTACGTAACCGCCTGGGAAGCAGTTATGAAATTTTATATATGCAGATGCAGGCATTATTATAAACCTATCTACTCGTTCTTTATAAAAAGTAGTTAATGCTTCCTTCCTAGGTGACTCTATATAGGTATCTATATTCTTTAAGAAAGTCTCCCAATTCTCTTGTAATTGCTCTGCTGTTAAATTCATTACGTTAAGATACGTATATTTACGTTACCTAGCAACTTCAGAAGAGGAGAATGCTTCTAAGGAAACTAAGGTTTTAACTTCCTCTAAGTGATTTTCAGTGTTTTCTAATTGAGTGATGTAGTTTTTAACGGGTTCCGCTCTTTGTACGATCATCCTTAATATCTTAAGGTCGTTCTCTATAACTTCTAGTTTATTATTAATACTTTCTCTATACTTCATACAGTATAATATAATACCGTAAGAGTGTTATAGCAACTTATTTATTAAGAAGTGGTGTATGGTCTAATACTTTTTTAAGAAAGCTACACTTTTCATACTCTTCTTCTTCTATAAAATAACATATAGCTTTATTTGCTGCAGCTTTAAAATCTAAATTATCGTATACAAGTAGTTGAACGAGGTGTTGTTGATTATTAAAGTTAATAGAGGTAAGGTAGTTGAAAGCGTGGTTGTAAGTTAAATATTTACTTACTGTTGTAATATCTGTTTGAGTAGCTTGGTCTACATGTAGGGACTGTATTAGTGCTGTAAAAGCAATAGAATCTTCTCTATTAATCATTTTGTAAAACAGCCCTAAGTAGAAATGTGCATCGTCTTTATAAGATGTCGCTTGTTCCTTGCCTAGTATACTAACCTCTTCGTCGGTTACGTTAAACATTGAGAACATCTTATCTAAGTTCATTACTTTTATTTAGTTTAAAGAGTTGAGGTTAAGCGTTTCGTATTTTTCTTTGAATATGGCTAATTAAATCATCCTTAGCATATCCTTCCATGCCTGGTTCTGTCATCGGACCGGCTTTCCATTCTTTAAATAGACTAACTATCGCATTAACATGCTCGTCTAAGTCTCGACCCATTGCTTCAACATATCCGCCGGTATCGTAGTCTGCATCATCATCATATTCCTCAGTTCCAGAGTTATACTCTTCTTTGACTTTATTTTTTGCTTCATAAGCTGCTTTAACACTTTCGTATGTAGGTAAAGCTTCTCCTTGGTTTCTATCTACGAATCCTGGAGCTTTATCTTCTTTTAATAGTGACTTAGTGTTTTTGTTTATACCTCCTTTTCTAAGGTATTCTGCCATGTTAAAATTCATTGTTTATTTTATTTTTAGTTTTTTCTTGTTAATCTCTTTTACAAACCCGGGATCAAGTCTAGTATTAGACCCTTCTTCAGTTGTAAATTCTCCGTCTTCATAAGTGCCTTTCTCACCTTTCTCTATATAAAGGAAATTACTTCCTCTAGACCCAGCTAACAAATCTTCTATATCATCTATCTCATATTCCGGTACTGCCTCTTCTTTCCAATCATTGTTACCGTCGTAATCCTTCACATAATATACATCTGTTGTAATAATGTGGGTGGGGTAATCATCTTCACCTTCCTCAATACCTTCCGGGTCATTAAATTGCCCGATGCCTAGTTCTCTCATTATACTCTTAATAGTTTCTGTATCGTCTGAATATGCTAAATAGGAGTCGTTCCATTTCCTGGACAGCATTGAGGTTAAAATTCTTTTTTGAGCTATGTTAGATAGTTTACCTCATGTTTCCATGAACTCCTCCAACCTGTACTTCCTATCTTCTACTGTATCAGGATCTACATTTGACACTTCATTAAGCTCATCTCCGTGAAAACTTCTTGTATCTTCGATATTATCACTTAACTCTGCTACATAATCTTCGATAGAGTCGTAATTATCTTTTGAACCTTCCCACTCCGCTTTTAAACTCTCTATATTTAGGTCATTCTCTTCTGCAAAAGCTTCTAAGTGTTCACTATCGGCCTCTTTTAGAAGTCTACCTTCTGTTAAGTACTCTCTTTTATCTAGGTTAGTAACCCCGCCGCTCATTGTTCCGGAGTTTGGTGTAAAGCTTGTACTCTCTTTAAGGTATTGCTTTATATTGAAATTATCCATTTTTATTTTTATTTACGATTTAACTCTAAAAGACACAGTTAAGGTACTTAAATGCGGTAATTGCATTAGCATCTCAGATGCTTTAGTACCTCTCCATGTTATCTCAGCATTTACCATCACCATGTAATACTTCCCTAGTGGGGACCAATTAATTTCAAAGTCATCTTCTCCATCGGTCAGTTCAAATAAATAACCTTGTCTAAGTGCTTTTATTAATTTTCTAGGGTTTACATCTCGGTCATTAACACTAATAACCTCTTTTAGGAGTCTACCTTCTGTTAAGTACTCTCTTAAGTTAAAATTATCCATGTTAGTCTTTCTATTGTTTTTAAATATTCCCGAAAATTACACTCTTGTTAAAGTATGTAATTGTGTTTGCTAACTGTCTAGTAAGTTTATCATCTCCTAGAGTTTTAGCTGCTTCGTAGGCATCTACTAACTTACTAAATATTTCTTTTGAGTCTTTTTTTTCTGTCGGTGCTTCCATAGCACTTTCGTCTGCTATAACGTCATCTGCTATATCTATATCGATATCCTCTTCTTCATTTTCTGTAAGCTTTTTGGCAGCTCTTGATATTAAAGTCTCGATTTGTTTAATCTGTCCACCTGTCCATTCATCATGATCCCAATCTGCTTCCCAACTAGCTTTTACATCTGCAGCGGTTATTCCGTCTTCCTCCATGCTTACAAGAAGTACTGGTATCTCTATACCCTCGTCGTGTATCATATCACTAGCGTATTCAATTATACCGTATCCTTTCTCAGCATCTCCTCCTTCTACTTCTTCTGCTAATGTTACTCCGTAGTCACCGTCGTCCATTCGATCTTCTAAATCATCGTCAGGGTATGGTTTCTTTGGCTTAGTTTCGCTCATCATTTGGGTACTACTATCCATATCTATCATGTTTTGCATTTCGTTTGCAAGGTGAGAGACAATATCCTCTGAATCGAATATATTATCATCTTCTAATAGTTCTCTGTAGAGGTTTGAAAAAGCTCTTAAAAACTCTTCTTTAAGTCTAATATGTAATAATCCTTCAATCATATCAGCAACCTCTGTATCGAGTGATTGATGATTTTCTTTTATGATTTTTCTCTTAGCTTTTAATGCTTGTTTGTTAGCCGCCTCCAAGGTATCGTTCCTTGTCTTTTGTACGAATTCTTGAATGTTGAAATTATCTGACATGTTTTTTATATAGTTGTTAGTAATAAATAGGCTTCTAATAGTTATTCATGAAGTTAGACTTAAAGCCTTTCATCTTCTGGTTAAGGTCCTCTATAGCTAATTCTTGACGTGTTTCTATACCGTCTAACCTACCTTTCATTAATTTTTCTAATTTAACGTTAGTCACTATGTTTAGTGTATCTGAAGTCTCTACATAAGTGTTTAGGTCTTCAACCATTGTACTTAACGTATCTATCTTTTGCTCTAAGTTTCCTAATTTCCGGCGATGTTTTAATATATAGTAGGAGCATGTAAGTAAAGAAGTTAAAAATACTGTTAAATAAAACTCGAGATAGCTCATATAGTTTCAGTATCTTGAGAGAGGAACGTATATACTGTAGATATAGAGAGAATTATAGTTAAAGTTTCTGCTGTAAAGTCAATAACTCTTTCTAGTATAGACGTAGGATCTACCGTAAATACTGCCCTAAAGGCGATTAATAAGGTGATTGTTAGTATTAACGATAATCCTGTAAGATATTTCGGTTTTAGGTTATTATGTATCATTCCTTTAATATAGGGTATTACTTTATACTTTACAACTTTTACATGTACTTTGATAAAATAACGTGTCTAAGAGCTAATCTTGTGTAAGTAACCTAAGTATGAAGGTCTATAGGTGAAACGTGCAAGACCACTAGGATAACCTACTTCTCCCTAATAATAAGGGTTATCATTCGGTCACTACAGTTAGGTAAAGGTTAGTAAAAGAGCATGATTCCTACAAATCTCCGCGATCTTACCAGCATATATATCTATAATAGTAGTAATCCTTCTAATAGACAGGGGCAGTTAACCAGACATACCTAAGTATTAACGCTTTTAAGGGTTGAGCTATAATACACTACGTCCGACCACCCTTCTAAGGCTCGTTGTGAATCCGAGGAGAGCTCTAATGTATAGTATCGAGGCTCTAAAGAATTTCTGTCTTCTAGGTAAGGCACAAGTTTTCCGGCCTGCTTACAGTCAATTCGCTTAATAGGTGTGGTTCTGTCTTGATGTTTCATTGATACCCATAAGATACGTAATTTATCTCTAAAGACCTACCCTAGAGCTTGCATCTTTACTCAAAACGTTATAACTTATAATAAAAAATGATACTCTTATATATTAAGACATGTATATATGGAAAAGTATAGAAGGAAAGAGAGAGATAAGAACGATAGAGCATATATAGATAAATACACTTAAAAAATAATGATCGAATCGAATAAAATAATGACATTGATTTATAATAAGGAAGCTTACGCTATAGAACTATGATACTCTCAAGGGATTCAAACCGATCTTTGAGAATCTTAAAATTTTTGGAAAAAAAATCCTTCGGATATCTGGATTCTATAATAAAGTCGGTAAAAGGTATTTAGGCCCTTTGTTTCACTCACTACCTCTTTCTTTCATTAGTTTTTTAAATATATCAAGATATGCTTCCTTTAAGTCACGATGGGGATGGTATATTCGATCAATAGAGATCTTGGAGAGCAGTTTGTCCTTAAGCCCCAATTCAATAGATTGGTTTATAATATCTTCGATGGAGATCATTAGCGATTATACATAGTCCTTTAGTTCTCAATATACATATATATTAAGTATTAAGCTCAATTTTGTCAGGAATATATTTATCAACATGGCACCCCTTATCTCTCAGTACTACCGTTAGTAAGTATAATACTACTTGTATTGAGTATATACAATTAACGTAGTACGTACGGTATAGTTTGGTATCAAGTGGCTATTACCGGAGTAGCTCTCTCTTATACTCTCCGGTCTACTTAGGTTCTTCCTAGCCTCTATCTAGCCTCTAGTCTTCTTTTTTTTAGAAGAGAGTAAGCTGCTTATTAATTGATGAGGATCTTACCTCTATAGCTCCCAGAACCTTTCTAGTCATTCTATATTCTTCTCCTATGTTATCTATCAGGACTCCATCTACTACTGCAAGGGCATGACCTGAGACAGTCAATACGAATGATCCTTTTATATTATCCTGGATGAATGATTTAACTGTCTTCTTTCTTAGGTAGATTTTTCCTTTAACTTTGTAGCGGTTTAGTATTCTACTCTTATGTAGCTCTTCAAATATTACTTTCTGTCCTCCTATCTTCATAGGGCTCTTTGTGATATTAGGTAGAAACAACTTTATGCAGACTCCCTTGCCGTTTGATCTCATTAGATAATCACCAGTAAATGCATGAGAGGCTTCGTAAGATATCTTTGCTGCCGATGCTATGGCTTTAACTACACAGTCATTAGACTCTTCTTGAGCCAGCTTAGATCTATTAAGACCTAAACGTTCTTGGCTGTAGTTGTAATTCAATGGCTTAATGTCTCTCTTATTATTACCTCTTTCTATCATACCTAAAGATAAGGATTACTTCCCGGCTTTCCTACAGTTACTTTGCAGATAGCTACTTAGTTTATTATTTAGAATCGTTATGAGTAACGCTCTCTTTTAGTTATTATTCATTACAAAAGCGGTAGATGCCCAACACTTACTATTGACTGTTTTATATTGAGTCATATCCATTAGGTTGGTATTGTTATATAGGCTATTGATAGTTCCTACAGTAAGGCTTCTTAGTATTGACTCATCTACTAGCTTAACCTTCTTCCCGGTTCTACTAAATATTGTTGCCCATGTCTCTGATCCTTCCGGCTTAAACTGTACAGTCTGTAAAGCTCCTTTCTTATACCCACTTATGATAGCTTCCGGAGTCTCCATGAACGTAATGTTATTAAAGTCTCTAGCGTCAAGGCAAGTCATACCCAAGCCAGTTTTAACTATGTATCTGAATATTCCTTTACTATGCTTTCCTAATACATTTACTGATACGATGTTTGTAGTGTTTATTAATGCTGAAGTTCCTATCTTTTTTATCATACCTAAAGATAAGTATTTTTTTCCAGAGTAACTAGCTAGAGTATTATTTAGAACCGTTATAAACTAACCTGCTCTTGAAATCTCTCTAACGTTCTCTCTACAGTCTCTACGTTAGATACCTTATCGAATATCTTATAAACTCGCTCCTTACCGTACCCAGGGCCTAGCTCAAAGTCAATATAAGATCCACTTACGAACTTAACACTCACTACCGGAAACTCTGAATACTTATCCTTACCGTACGTTCTATACCTCATCTCTACCACTACCGTTGCTGTCGGATTCATACCCTTGTATTTATCTAGAGTATATTTAAGGATCGCTGCCTTCTTAACTGCTAGCTCTAATTCACGAACCTGCTGTCTATTATATTCCTAACTCCTTTAATTGTTCAGGTGTTAAGGGTTTCATGGCCAATGGTTGTGGTGGTTTAGGATATTCTCTTTTTAGTATATCTTTCTTAAAGAAATATCCTGTTATATCCACATAACGAAGAAGCTCTTTATCTCCCTCTATGATAGTATTTCCTGATTTTGCTTTGAGCATTACAATCTTAAATCCTAATTTGTTTGTAAACCATTTGATAAGTACTATATATATTTTATGCATAATTTTGATTGTTATTTATACTCATCTTGCCAGGGGAATATTTGTGACGACAAACGAAATAATTTAATATCATGTTCATTATTCCATTCAACAATTGTTTTTAAATCCTTAACATTTAACAGTGCCAAATCAGAAACATATTCTAAACCTTTGGCTTGAAATGTTTTTTTACGCATTGTACGGTTTGTCATAATACCGTTTTCACTCATAATCGTGTTTATACACGCATATCCTAAATTCATACAATCTCTACTACCTTACCTTCACAGGTTTTAGTTCTACTATTAAACTCTTCTTCGGTTAATTCTTTATCATTAATGTAGTAAGATTTACTTCCGTCTGCATACTCCATAGCAGGACCATCTTCTCTATGACGCTTATCATTAATATAGTAAAATTTACATCCGTCTGTATGTTCAATAGCAGGACCATCTTCTCGGTGGCGTTTACCATTAATATAGTAAAATTTATATCCGTCTGTATGTTCTACAGCAGGACCATCTTCTCTATGCATTTCACCATTAATATAATAAGCTTTATATCTATTAGCATATTCTATAGCAGGTCCATCTTCTCTATTAAGTTCACCATTAATATAATAGTATTTGTCTCCATTAACATCCTCAATAGCAGGCCCATCTTCTTTGTGAAGTTCACCTTCTAAGTTATACCATCTAGTACACTCTTTATTTACTTTTACTTTGTATTCTTTCATAACTTTCATAACCTTTATTTTACTTTATTATTTTGAAATATATTGATTTTCACTTTTTTGTTTAAAATTAAATCCTGTACCATAGACGCTTCTTTGTAGTTTTTACAATCCGTTACATCTACATTAATATGTATTCCTAACTCTTTTAATTGTTCAGGTGTTAATGGTCTTACGAGTGAGGGTTGATGTGGTTTAGGATATTCTCTTTTTAGTATATCTTTCTTAAATCCTAATTTGTTTGTAAACCATTTGATAAGTACTATATATATTTTATGCATAATTTTGATTGTTATTTATTTAATTTACTTTTTAGGAGCTTGTTTATCACATCCGTTATCATCTGCTTTAACATCGTCTTCTGTAATAGATGTGCTTAAATATTCTAAGCGACCTTCATCATACCATACAGTTACTGCTTCTGTAAATTCATCTTTCTGTTTTGCAGTCACTAAATATTGGCTACATCCTGTCAAATAGTATACACTACCTGTAATTGTCCCACTGAATCCAGTTACTTTCTCTGTAACTACATCACCGTTTTTAAATTTAAATTCTTTTGTTATCATATTTTTTCTTTCATTACATATTTACTTTACCTAATTCTATATGATGATCATACTTTATTGACAATCCCTTATGTGAAACATAAAAATCACCATCATAACTTAATTGATCTAACTCTAATTGAAATTCTAATTGTGTTGTTCTACTATTCATAACTCTTATTTCTTTATTATAATCTAAATATACGAAAGCTATTTGGTTAAACCAAATTAATTATTATTTATCTCTTAATCTCTTAAAAACATTTAATAACTTAGGAGTTGTTTTGATTCTATTCATCATCTTCTCCATTTTCTCTCTTAGAAACTCATTATAATGTTCTTTACTCTCAAAACCCATTTCTTTCCAATTTCCCATAACTCTTATTTCTTTATTATAACCTAAATATACGAACTATATCTCATATAGACCAGCATTTTAATTACTCCTTAATTTATCTATAAGCCATATAGGGAGTCCTACAATTATAACCGGTATTGCAATTGCTCCAACAAATAAACCAAGAGCCCAGTATACGAATAGATACGTTACTATGTCCTCAGTCCCTATATCAGGATTATTCCAGTTCTTATAAGCCAATACCATACCACACAACTGCCCGGCTCCTGCGAAGAAAAGAAACAGATTACGAAACAACTCATCTTCAGTCAAACTGAATAGTCCAAATATATCTATCATATCCTAAATATCAAATACACTTGCGACTGCAGAGTTCTCCCACTCGAAATATAAGCCAGCATCACTTAATATAGTCGCTAACCTCTCACTGCCATCATACTTACCATTGTAGTCTAACCACATTCCGGCTCCTTGCTCCTCAGTATCAATCCAAAAATACCCTCTGTAATCTTGATACCCTGGCTTTACTTGCCACCATATCTTAACTGGACATCCTGCCTGTACTAGGTTAACATATGCATTGAACACTACATCTGACATGTGCTCATTGTCTTCATCTCTAATCGGTCTTTCTATTTTACTTCTCATAACTCTTATTTCTTTATTATAACCTAAATATACGAACTCTCTAACGATCTAACTACCCTTTTCTACAGAAGGGCTACTTAATATCTTATTCAGAACCATTATGAGTTATGTCTACCATTGTGAACTAATACACATCCTAACGTTAATACCGGACAGATAAATATACCCAAGGCTGTTGCTATTAAATATATCATATCTCTCTCTCTTATTATAACCTAAATATACGAACTTTTAACGTACCAAACAACACTGTTTTCCACTACGGCAAGAAATACCGGCCTATATGATTATATCTCTATAGATATATTACCTATACTTTCACTACCTTTTTACCCACTTTCTTACCAATTTCACACAATCTCTAATTTCCTTATGTAGATTCTAACCGTACTTCGGATATTCCGGCTGTTTCAAGACCGAGAGACATTAGTTAAATAGAGTTTTAGGAGGGTTTATCCCCAAGATTATCCGGCGAGTTTCATATGTAGAATCTGCAATAAACCTAAAGAGAAGTGCCTCTCCTCGACTACCTTTACTACAAGAGTCAAACCGGAGGATTATCACGTGAGATTATACCCCATTTTCACTAGTTCTTCACTCATCTCCACAGTAAGTTCATTTACTTGACTGGATTTATAACTGTTAGACCGGAAAGCCGGAATAATGAGCCTCAGTATAATACGATTCATTCTTTGCTGGATCTTTATGTTCTATACTCTCATATATTGTCATAACAGTAAGATACGATTAATTCGCAGGCCGGACAACTACATTTACTAAGATTATCCCCGTTATTCCGGAAAGTAACAGTAAACTGACGGTATTGGTGACAGTAGGGCTAAGAATAGACAGAGACATTAGGGCTAAGTAGGTTATCCTAGTGTTTGCCCCATTATCTCTCGAGAGTTATATACTAGGTAGGGACACACATCTAAACCCCTCTAACAATGATTATTACATCTACAGGATTATCTCTACACACTTAAACTACGTTCTTAATACCTTCTATCATAACCTACCGTATATTTCTACACTGTCATTCTTCTACCTTCTTCTTTCATCTATCTCTTTCTATCTCTTTATCATTCCTTTTACTATAGTTTTCATTCCTTTACTATTTCTTTCTTCTATGATTCATTAATGATAGATCTTATTCTCTTATACTCTTTCTTCTTCTCTCTTCTTATATTGTCTTCTTATTCTCTTTCTATTCTATCTACGTATTACTTATTAGTTTCTGAATTTCTTATTATATTATTCTTTATCGTATTGTTGGTTTTCCGGCCCATTGTTTGTCATTACTTTCAAGCTAATCATAATTTTCTCTACAACTATCTTTAATACTCTAATCAAGTGTTAAACAAATTTAAATACACCGAGTCTTTCTCCTCTTTCAATCAAACCGTTAGATGTAGTACTAAGCTTGTTCTAACTTAGCTCCCATACACTAGACGTTGTGTGTCATTAGTCCACGCTTATTAATTTACATTTGTCTTTAAATCGGTTACATTCAATTGCTTCTAAGGCTTCTATTTTAGTACCGTAAAAACCCGTAGTCATTCCATCTATATTATTAAAGTTGTACCAAAATGGTATGTACCAAACCTTTTTTTGCACCTCAAAACTTGTTGAGTGAAAATTTTCGTGCTTTTTAATTCTATATTTTGCCATAATAATAACGCCACACAGCACTGTATATAAAACATTGCCTTTGTGGTCTTTTTTTAAGTTAGTTAATAATTCAAAATTTATTGTTTATCTGTTAAGTTTTGGCTGGCAACGTTTCATACACCAAACGTTGCCAATACTACTACTCTATAGGCATCCACCATTCTAAGTTTTTAACTAACTCCACATCATCGTTTGCGGGTACATATATTTCACTTGGGTTATCTTCAAAATCAGACCATATACCAATTTCAGGCAATGTAGAATGGCTTGCTTTAAATACTATTATTTGGTCTTTACTTGGTTTCTTTTGTCCTAATGTATATTTCATATCTATTAAATTTTGTATTAATTAATCCGTACTATTGGTAACACCGTATATAATTAACCCTAAAAAGGGTCGCTATCGCTTAATTATATACAATTTATTACCACAAATTTAAAAAGGAAGGCAGTCATCACAACAAGGTATATACCTTTTTGGAGGTTCGTATATTTCAAGATATTTAGTTCCACAAGGGCAAGTTACTTCGTGTGGTTTAGGTAATAACTTTG